AGAGACGAGCCTGAGAGGGCCGTGCATCAAGGATGGATGGTACGCGGCAGTGGTCGAGTGCCAGACGAGCAAGGGAACAGCCAGCATGGGATTCGCGGGAATGGAGCGAGAGACTACGTATTACAGGACAACCCTTATAGCGATCATCAAGGCAATGCAGAGGATACGCTGCCAATGCCGGGTAGTGATCTATACATACTGCACGTTCATTAAGGGGATGTTCGAGCAGGGGAAGCCGGCCGCATGGAGGCGGACGGAATGGAAGAAGTCCACAGGGGAGGAGGTGGAGAACCGGGAACTCTGGCAGCAATTCTTCGACGAAGTAAGAAGGGTAGGAGGAGAGGAAAATATAGAGTTCCGATTTAGCAAACATAACGATTACAGGAAAATCATGCAGGAGATGATCGCCAAGAAGCGGGATCAGGCGGCGTAAAAAGCCGGAAGGCATTGATTTTTCTAAATGGGAGGGAGATTTTGAAGAGCAATGACAGCGGGCTGATGTTCCCAAAGCCGGAAAAAAAGAAGAAGAGGAAGAGGCATGCAAGGCCAATCGTGCCGACAATGCCGGGAGAATGCTTCCTCTGCGCGGCAGACGGGGACCGGAGGCGAAAACAGACAGAAGAGCATCACGTCGTATTCGGCGGAGGCGGAAGAAGCCGGAGCGAGGCAGCAGGAATCAAGGTGCACTTGTGTATAGAGCACCATCGGACGGGGAAGAAGGCCGTCCATAACTGCCGGGAGACGCGGGAAAGGCTATGCAGGATCCTGCAAGCCGAATACGAGAAGACCCATACCAGAGATGAATGGATGCAGATTGCATGGAGGAACTACCTATGATGCAGGAATATAAGGATATTAGGATAGGCGACCACGTGGAATACGAGGATGTCTATGTAGATGACAGAAGGAGAATAAGCGGGGAAGGGGAGGTAATAGGTTTCGGGGTATTCGGAAATAAGCAGTTAATATGGGTAGAGGGGACGAACGGATTAAAAGCGATCCATTATGAAGAGATAAGAAAAACAGCACCATCCGGTTAATGTATCACAGCGTAATCGGTTAACATAGCACAGCCTCCGGCCAAAGAGCCGGAGGGGAAAGGAGAGATATGAAAAATCTTACAGTAAAGGCAATAGATAGGATGATTGCAGATCTGGAAAGGGCAGAGCGGGTGGACGACACGAGCGAAAGACATAAGATGGCAGCAGTCGCATATCTGAAGAACTATGCGAACGCCCTGGAAGAGAGGGGAAAGACACGGGTAAGATTGCGAGAGGAGAAAGAAAAGGAATGACGGAGCCGGCAGGAGCCGGACACGTTTCGGCCTTGCAGCAAATATAATTGGGTGAGTATACATGAGAACAAAAAAAACAAGCAGCAGACCGTCCGGCAAGACACTGTTCTGCTGCTTATCACCTAAGGAAATTATAGCATAATCATCTTCCTTAGGCAATACGAAGGAGGAAAAATCATGTATACAAGTACAAATGTAAAGACAAACGTTATCAATAATATCATGCTTAATATGTCGGCCTATATGGAGAGGGCTACGCTGGATATATTGCAGAGGGTACTGGAGGAGCAGTTCGTTTTCCTAAATATGGAGCAGATCACGACGCTTCCAGCGGAAATCGACCGAAGCACGGAAGAGAAGAACCGCTATCTTGTGGAACTGTTCAAGGTCAAGAAGCGGAACCTGTCAAAAAGGACCATGGAGCAGTACCTGAGAGCCGTTACCAGCCTGATCACAGTCATAGACAAGCCGCTGACGGACATCGACGAGGTAGACATCGACTACTATCTGAGATGGTATGAGCAGCGAAACGTCAAGAATAATAAGGGAAAGAATCAGGCTAGCACATGCAACAATGAGAGGAGATTTCTGAGCGCATTCTTCACATGGCTAAGAAAGGAGAAGTTCGTTGCCGGGAACCCGGTGGAGTCGATCGAGCCTTTTCGGGAAACCAGGAAGCCGATTGACTACTTCCGGCCAGTCCAGATGGAGGAACTCCGGGACGGATGCAGGACGGCAAGAGAGAGGGCGCTGATAGAGGTACTGCGGTCAACCGGGGCAAGGGTAGGAGAGATCACGGAAATCAATGTGGCTGATGTGGACTGGGAGACATCCTGATCCAGGGCGAGAAGGGAGGAAGATACAGGACCATCTACCTGGACGAGCCGGCCCGATACTATCTACGGAAATACATATCAGAGCGAAGGGATAATGGGGAAGCGCTGTTCGTAGCATGCAGAGCGCCGCATAGCAGGATGCAGAGCAGCGGAATCCGGGAGATCCTGAAGACGATAGCCAAGCGGGTAGGAATGCAGTGCAGGGTATATCCGCATAAGATGAGAAAAACCCTTGGAATGAACCTTAAGAACAGCGGAATTGATATTGGAACGATACAGGAAGTACTTGGACACGCAAGCCCTGCGGTAACAAGCCGATACTACGCGGAAAGCACGCCAGATACGCTAAGAAGCGTAAGAAGGCGGGCAGCAGCATAAAGGAGATAAAAAATGAATGAGGAGATACTAAGATACATAACAGGATACATCCAGGAGCATGGATATCATCCATCCGTAAGAGAGATTGCGGAGGGCGTAGGGGTATCATCAACAAATACCGTGCATCGGAATATCAAGGAGATGCTCATAAGCGGGATGCTGGAGACGGATGCAGAGCCAGGAGCAGCACGAGCATTCCGTGTTCCGAAATGGAAATTTATACGGGATGAATAGGGTATTGGATAGGATAGAGGGAGGTGCGGATAAGTGATCTGGATGGCGGTAACGGCAGATGAATACGAACTTCCGATGGCAGCAGAGGAAACAGCCGAGAAACTAGCGAAAAAGATGGGTACAACTAAGAGCAATATTGTGTGTCGTGAGCATAGAAAGAATAATGGGGTAAGAACAGGATACCGGGTGATAAAGGTGAAAGGAGCATAAGGAATGAAAGTCATATCAGTCATAAACCTAAAGGGAGGAGTTGCAAAGACCACAACGGCGGTTTCCATGGCGGAATTACTGGCAGAGGGGGACAAGAAAAGAAAACGGCCTGGCAGCAGGGTTTTGTTATTTGACAATGACAAGCAGGGCAATGCTTCCCGTCTGTTTGAAGAATACAACCGGGAAGAGGAAGCCGAAGCATGCCGGATAATTAAAACCGGGCGGATGGCTGGGAACATCCGGGACACCAGGGAAGAACCTGGATATTATACCATGTAATTATTTCATGGAGTTGGCTGAATTGGAGATTAAGGAGGATCGGGAACACGCCCAACATGACCGCTATAAACGTGCCATGGAAGAGGTGGTGGGTAAATACGATTATTGCATTATAGACAACCCGCCGGATCTGGGGATGAATGTTATAAATGCCATGGTGGCAACAGATGAAATTATTATACCAGTGTGTTTAGATGCCTATTCCATGGACGGCCTGGAAGAGTTGGTGGAGCAGATAAACCAAATACGGGCATTAAATCCAAGGGCCAGGCTTGCCGGATGCCTTATTGCGGACTATGAAAGGACGGACACAAGCGAAGCGGCGGAAACGTGGTTGAGAACAAAGGGAAGTTGCCCAGTATTCCATCAAAAAATCAGACATTCCAAAAAGGCCAAGGATGCCACATTCTACCATCAAACACCGTTACATTATAGCATCCGCAGCGGAGCCGCTCAGGACTATAAAGCATTTGTGGCGGAGTATGTGAAGAAGTTTGGAAGCCTGGTAGCAGGGGAAAGGGGTTAGGTATGGGTTTTCATATTTTGGATATTATGAACGCCGCCACCAGGGCGGAAGCAGGAGAAAATAAAGACTACCAGGAAATCACATTGAACTACCAGGACATTGTAGTTACAAAGCATAACAAATATAGCATGGATGGACTGAATGACCTGGCAACGGGGATTTCCATGGATGGATTGCAGGAACCACTTGTATTGGGACGTGTAAACGGGGAATATTGGTTACATTCCGGCCACCGCCGCCTTGCCGCTATCAAAATACTGGTGGCAGAGGGAAAAACAGAATTTGAAAACGTACCATGCCGCTACAAGGATATGACAGAAATAGAATTTAGAATTTCTCTTTTGGTGGGCAATACGTTTAACCGAAAAATGACCGATTATGACCTTATGACCCAGGCGGCGGAGTGGAAAGAAGTATTGACACAGGCCAGAAAAGAAAAGTTGCTTATTCTTGAAACTGGGCAGAGGGTAAGGGACTATGTGGCAGCAGTCATGGGGGAAACAGTGCCGAAAATCAGAACCTTAAACACCATCCATGAGAGCGCCACGCCAGAGGTAAAAGAACAGTTCCAAAAAGGAAATATAGGCATTACGGCGGCGGTGGAAGCATCCAGGGCAGACGAGGACACCCAAAAGGAGATTGCCCAGGCAGCAGAGGACAAAGGAGGAATAGGGGCAGAGGAAATAAAGGCCATGACCGAAGAGAAGAAAAAGTCACGTA